ACCACAACTGACTGACACCATTATTTATGGCAGTAATACATATAATGTTATCTCACACTCCATTGACATAGCGAAATCAATGTACAGGGTGCAATGTCGTGATTAGCGGGTCTGTTTCAGGTATAGATAAAGCGTTCGATGGGATAATGGACGATATGATTAATGGCTTGGGTATTGCTGTTGGCGATGCGGTGTATGATGTTGCTACCTCGCTACTAGAAAGAACGCCTGTAGATGCCTTGGAGGCTAGAGATAATTGGAACATAGCTATTGGACAGCCTGACACTTCTGTTTCAGAGGGTATAGGTGGCGAGGATGGGTACTATATAGACCATAGCTACCTTGGCAGACCAAAGACAGGACTATACCGTAGTAGTAATACTCCACCACCATTGGCAAGTGAGCCTAAACCTAGACCGTTGACAGTGATTGACTACAAGCAGATAAAATTACAGCCTGTATATGTTACGAATAGTAATGAGTATATCTCTGACCTAGATTCTGGGGGACACAGTAAACAAGCACCTAGCGGTATTGTTGACGTAGCAATTCAAGACTATATGAGTAGCCCGAACTAATGGCATTTGAAGCTCAAAGACAGGCGATAGAGGTGGCAGTTTCAAGTAATTGGACTGCAACCGTTGTTGAGTACCAGAATGTAGCCTTTGAGCGTCCTAGTGATGAATGGGCTAGATTAACAGTCCATAATGGAAAAACACATATGGTCGGTGTGAGTGGTGTTAAACGCCAAACAGGTGTAATGTTCTTTCAGATTTTTGCTAAACCAAATACAGGAACAGCTACACCAAAAGGTAGGGCAGATACATTTGTGGGCTTGTTTGAGAATAAGACGATCAGCGGAGTGAGTTACGAAACTGCGTCAATGGACGAGCATAAAGATGAAGAGTGGTACTGGGTTACAATAAAAATTCCTTTTACAATGGATATGATAGAATAGGTGGTATATGAAAAATAAAGCAGAAGAGAAGCGGGTAGCAGTAATCTTGAGAAAAAGCGGGGTTGTTGCAGTCGGCAAATACGAGAGAGATAAGGTTTACAAAGTGACAACAGGCGAAGCAGCGCGTTTGATTGAAGCTAAGGGGTTTATTCACGCTGACACTGAAACTATAATGGAGTAAATTATGTCACAAGTAAAAGGTACACAGAGTTCATTCGCACTATTTGAAGAGGACACCTTCGGATCAGATCCAACTACACCAGATGGTCAGAAAATGTACTGCACCAGTTTTGGCGTACAGATGACGAGATCACTACAGCAGTCCGCGACACTTAGTGGTAATCGAGGTATGGAAAAGCCTGTTCAAGGTAACATTGATGTTGGCGGTTCAATCGCTAGTGAGTTGTCAGGGCAGGAGATGGGTACACTGCTGAAACATTCACTAGGTACGAACGCTACTACTGGCGCTGGTCCATATGTCCACACAATGACTTGTGGGGATCTACCTACAGGTCTAACTCTTGAAAAAGATCACGGCTCTGTAATCTCAGGCACAGGTCGTTACGAGAAATTCAACGGGTGTCGTGTTGGTTCTATTGGCTTTGAGTTTCCACAAGAGGGATTCCCAACGGTATCAGTTGATGTCGTTGGAGCAAATAGTGTATATGCAGGTTCTGCACTAGACGCAACAGTAACTGATAACGGGCATACTTCATTCGGCTCTGCTGATATGGCAATCACCGAAGGCGGATCTACTATTGCCTATGTGAAAAGCGCCTCAATCAGTTTAAGTAACGAGCTTGATTCTAGTGGTTATGTTATCGGGTCTTCTGCTAGACGAGCTATCCCAGAGGGTCAGAGTGCTATCACAGGCTCAATTACTGCTCTGTTTGAGAGTATGGATCTACTAAACAAGGCTCGCAATAATACTGCCTCTAGCCTTGTGATTACAGTATCTCGTGGTGATGGGCTTGGTTCTTCGGGTAATGAGCAGATCAAATTTACTGTACAGCAGTTAGATTTTGAGACTTCTGGTTCCCCAATTGAAGGTCCAGCGGGTGTTGAGATCACACTACCATTTACTGCTTATAAATCAGGCAGTGACTTAGGTCTTGAGATTGAGCTGAAGAACGCAGTAGCAACTATCTAACTTTTACCAGTACAGGAAAATAGTAAATGAAGCTAAGAAAGAGAGTATCGAGAAAGAGTCACGTAGATGTTGGTTTTAGAGGTGACTTTGGCAAGGTTGAGAAAGCACGTTTTGATATGGAGTTCCGCATCCTCACTAAAGAGGAGGCAAAGGACTTGTTGGGACGGGCTGCGGACGATGACCTGAACGATGTTGAGATTATCCAAGACTACGCATTAGGATGGACAGATGTTCAGGACGAAGGCGGTAATGATATGGAGTTCACTCCTGAGAATGTAGAGATTGTGATGAACGATCAAGATGTCTACTCTGCTATTATGACTGCCTTTATGGAGGATCTTCTTGGTAAAAAGGCTAAGGTAAAAAAATAGTAGACTGGGTTCGTTGGTGGTCTGCCGCTGATGGGCTTGGTCCTAGTTATTGTGAAGGGTGTAAGGGTAAACGAAACAGCTCTGAGAGTTGTGGGGGTTGCCCTGAACCTACGGTAGATGAAGACTCAGTTGAGGCAATACATTGGTTTATGGGTTGTCAAACCCAATGGAGAACAGGGTATAGTGGTAGAACAGGGCTAATATACTCGGAATGTGACGTTGTAGCAGATAAGCTGGGGTTCAGTGTGGATGCAGAATCATTCCATATCCTCCAAACACTTGAGCGTGAGATGTTAAAAATTGATGCCGACAAGCATAAGGAATCATAATGGCTAACGTAAAAACGATAGGAGTAAAGATACAAGCCGAAGGCACAAAAGAGGCGGCAAGCGCCTTTAATGATGTCAAGAAAGTGGTCAAAGAGATTGCAACGCTCTTGGACAAGAAGTTTGATGGTAAGTCTTTTAGTAAAGTAGCCAAAGAGGCAAAAGTAGCTAAAGACTCAATGAGTAGTCTAGGCAAGGTCACTGAGCGATCTATGGCTTCTGTTATTACATCGGTATCAACAGCAAGAAAGACGGTGAGAGCACACGCAGAGGCTGTCCGTAAGGCAGGAGTTAGTGATAAAGCCGCTTATCAAGCCAGCGCAAAAGCGTTAAATACCTACACAGCAACCCTGAAGAATACCAAGTCAACAGCAGTTGATGTAGCGTCTGCTAAACAAAAATTAGTACAAGTTCTACAGGGCGAGAAGCAGTTACTAGCCTCAGTAGCCAAACAGCAACGGGATCTTGCCAAAGCAGAGCGTGCGAGCGCCTCAGCTCAGGTCGATCAGATAAAGGCTATTAGCAAGGCACGAGGTGAATACCAAGGTCTTACAGACACAATTAGGTCAGCAGGTAAGAACACTAAAAGGCACTCTAAGGAGTCGAGAGATGCACTTGCGAAATACCTCAAAACCTTACGCAATGTACATTCAACAAAGGCTCAAATAGCGAAAGCGTCAGGGAAGTTTACCAACTCTCTCAAGAGTGAGACACGAGGTATTAGACGAGCCACCACAGCTACAGGTGGTGTCACAAAGGCTCATAATAGTTGGACTATTGCTATGCGTAAAACTGCTGCTGGTATTGCCGCAGTTCAGGGTCCACTTGGTCCATATGCTGGGCGACTAAACTCGGTAGCCACTGTTTTATCTGGTGCGCTATCCCCGATGGGTCTGTTTGTTATTGGAGCTGGTGCAACCGCAGTTGTGCTAGGGAAAATGGCATCTGCGGCTGCAAAAACAGCTATGGAGTACGAGTCATACCATAATACACTAAAATTTGCTTCCGAGGGTTTGGTAGGCTTTGAGAGTAACCTGAGTTTTGTTATTGCCACCTCAAGAGAGCTGGGAACATCTTTAGCCGAGTCTATTAAGGGTTACGCTCAACTTGCGGCTGCAACTAAAAACACTACACTAGCAGGAGAAGAGACAGATAACATATTCAGGGCACTTTCTGAGTCTGCCGTTGTCCTTGGTATGTCCAATGATGACCTTAAAGGGTCAATAAAAGCTGTTACCCAGATGATTTCCAAAGGGACAATATCATCAGAGGAGTTGAGGGGGCAGTTGGGTGAGAGATTACCTGGAGCTATGGGTATAGCCGCTAGAGCACTTGGAGTCACAACGACTCAATTAGGGGAGATGCTCAAACGGGGTGAGATTATAGTGGAGGATTTCTTGCCTAAGTTTGCCAAACAGATGAGGGAAGATATGGCGGGGTCTTTAGAGGAAGCCTCTAACGCAACCACTCGCACCCTAGAGAAGATGCGTACCGAGTGGGATCTACTGTCAGTATCAATTGGTAGATCGGTACTTGAGGGTATTAACCCTGCCATTCAGGCAGCGGTTGATATGATGGCTATATGGAACAAGGGACTGGAGTTAATGAGGACTAAAGGTATTAGTGCCGATTCCATCTCCCCCATAACGGGGGTTATGACCCCTGAAGATGCTAAGGAGTACCTAGATACTTTACGTGAGTGGAACAGTTTACAGGATGATCTTCAGGTTATCAGTGGCGGTTTTTTAAGTATGTTTGTCACAGATGCTGAGACAGCAGCGGCTTATGAGAAAGTTGATGCCTTAATGGAAAAGCTAAAAGAGCTTAAAACCATATCGAGTGATGAGGCTTGGTTTAACGAGATAGCAGATAACGAAGCCCTCTTAGCGGAACAGGCAATAGTTGCGGCAGCTGCACTAGATAAGGAATTTGACGCTATTGTGCGCCAGTTTGAGGTAATGGAGAAAGCCTCAGACGCTAGAGCAAAAATAGCAGCATCGTATGACAAAGAGCACCAATCAATAAGTAATAGCATCCAAAAATTGACTCTATCGGCTGGTGCATACTCGCAATTAACCTCTGACCAGAAAGGTTACAACGAAACACAAGCAAATTCGATTGAGCTAATTGAGGCAGAACTCTTAGCTCTCACGGGCTCAATTGCCGCTAAAGAGCTTCTTGTAAGCTCTACCACCTCTCTACTTGACGCTTTATTCCCATTAAAGGCTATGGAGGCGGAGTATCTAGCGCAAAAGGCACTACTAATTGAGGCTTCTAAAGAGCAAGGGGTGTCATCTTTTGATCTTGCAGAGGCATTATCCATTCTAGCTACTAATTACGAAGAGGCTAAGAACTCAGCATCTGGGCTAGGGGCGGCTCAAAGCAAGATGTCCTCCTCAACCCAATCCGTCTTGGACGCTCTATTCCCTGCCAAGGCGTTGGTGAGAGAATATGATGAGGCTATGGTTAATCTCAAAAAGGATCTGGAAGCAGGTACTGTCACTACAGGTGAATTTATAGCTGTACAGGCTTCTTTGGCAGCACAACTAGGGAGAGACAGGGCGGCTATACAGGCGGTATCAGCTGCTACCGACCAACTAAGTAGCTCAAATGAGCGGGCAGCGAACAGCTTTGGCTCTCTATCTTCTGCCTCATCGTCAGCATCCCGTTCATCAGGTGGGTGGGTTCAGCGTCCAGGTAAATGGGGCGGCATAGGTTGGACTATGGTAGGAAGCTCAGGCGGTGGTGGCGGTGGTGGAAGTCAGGCATCGTCAAAGCAGGCAATAGAGAAAATTGAGTCTTTCGAGTGGATTGTTAAAGAAGGGAAGGCTACTAGAGAGTACAACAAGCGTCTAGAAGAGCTGGACGGTAACTTAGCAGGAATGATTACCAGACTTAGCAACTTGACCATCACCTCGGCTATTACAGGAGATGCCATATCCAATATGCTCAACACCTCGGCTTCTGCTGAGGCGGTAGCCGCATTCAACTCATTAAACACTGTTATAGGTTTGGGGACATCCAGTATTGGAGAAATTAATGCCTCCTTTGGTGTGTTGCAGACCACACTAACAGGCAAGACCAGCTTACAAGCAGCTCTTAGTGCAGCTTCTCCAGCGGAATTAATCGATCTACTGTCAGGAATGAATGGCTTAGATAAGGCAATCTTGGCGGCTGATCCATCAGGCTTATCTGTCTTGCTATCGGGAGATAACAGCCTAAGAGAGGCGATAGCCAATGCTACTCCCGCTGAGTTAATCACTTTATTGTCAGGAACGGATGGATTATCCGAGGCTTTGGTTTCTGCTACTCCTGCTGAATTGACAGCACTACTCAACGGAGAGGGCGGCTTGGTAGATGCTTTGGGAGATGGCGGCACAGGGGCAGAATCACTAAATACAGCGATGGAGAATTTAGGTAAGGAGCTGGCAGCAGAGAAGCTATCCTCTAATAGCCTGAAAACCGCTATGAATGATCTAGGCATAGAGCTTGGCTCTGTGATAACTAAGTCTGGGACGGTAGGCACTGCACTAGCTACAATGCTATCTACTACGGATGCAGAAAGCAGACAAGAAGCAGAGGCAACACTCTACACCGCTATTGAAAAGCGATATGAGTTAGAGATGGCAGGGCTAGAGGGGCTACAAAAAGGGATCGAGGGCGCATTTGGTAATATCGCTGATCTCCAAGCAGGTATAGCAACAGTCATTGCAGATATACAGGGAGATGTTAGTGGGTTGATTGGGGCAGAAGCCACCGAAGCACTGCGCAATGTGGTAACGGATGCAATTGTGGACTCCACCGCAAGTTTACCCTCTATAGATACCACTCAGCTAGAGATAACCGCTGATAGACAGGCTTACTTTGAAGCTATCAAGGATGAGCAGCAGAACATAATAAATTGGCAAGCTGACATAGCTACTCAAGAGTCCAAGATTGCAGATATTCCAGGTAGGGAAGCTGCGCTGAAAACCCAATATGATGCTGATTATGCTGACTACACTAGGGACTTAGGTAAGTATGAAGCGTTTATGGAGTGGGCAGGGAGTCGTCGGATCACTAGCTATCTTAAACGGACATATATGGGAAGCCACCCCACAGGGGTAACCGACAAGCCTGGGGAACCATCAGCCCCATCAGCAATATCCACTGAGCCTTATTACACTGAGATTAACCGTCTACTAGGTTTACAGCAAGCAGAATCTGAGAAGATTAAGGAGTTAGCAGATGCTTATGGGATTGATATTTCAGATGAGATTGATGACTTTATAGAGGGGTCTGAGGAGTATCTGGACAGTATTAACAGCCAGATTGATGCACTATCACTAGCGAAAGGTGCTGTTGAAGCTTATAGAGATGCTAATAAGGAACTAGCAGATATGATGCTGGGTTCTGCTCAGAATATTGGCAACACTTTAGCTTCCTTTGACCAGTATAGACAGACAGACACGGCTACATTTGAGGAGAGATTCCGTCAATACTATGAGCAGAGTCAGGAGTTAAACGTCCTAACAGGAGCTGACTTTGCAAAGGGGGCAGAGGCTTTGAATGACTTAGCTACCCCTCTACTTGAGCTGGCGAGAGAGACCTTTGCTACTAGCTTTGTTGATGTAGGTTTTTCGACAAGTCGAGATCTAACAGCCCCAAATGGTAACACGATCCCAGCAGGGTCGGTCACAGGGTTCCGAGGGGACATCCTTGACTACCTTGAGTCTACCCTAACAGGAGTGAAAACAAGGCTAGAAGAGGAAGCACCTACCTCGGCAGAAGAGATTGCTAACACCCACCTAAACTCAATTAACACCAGATTAGGTGAGCTGAACGAGGACTTAAAAACAGCGGATCAGCTAATTGTTGATGCGATTGACCTATCCCGTGTTGCTACCGTAGATATGCTGAAACAGATCAGGAACCAGCTTGGTTGGACTCCTGATGGCTCTCACGCAAATGGCTTAGACTATGTGCCGTATGATGGCTACCAAGCAACTCTCCATAAGGGTGAGCAAGTCCTAACTGCGGCAGAGGTTAAGCAGTCTAGTCAATCTAATGTGGTAGATATAACTCCACTGCTCCAAGAGATTCAGGCTCTACGCAAAGATGTACAGGTTTCCAATAAGCCTGTTGTGAGTGCAGTTCGTAGGTCTAGCAAAGAGACTGCGCTGGTTGGTGCTAGAGCGTGACTGTTTTTGCTGACTGGTTAGCTGATCCTGATGCTACAAGAGCCATTTTGGCAGAGGTGAAGGTTTATACTTCTGGGGCAGAAGTCACCCGATACCTCTCAACTCACGGCTTCACAACAGAGCCGAGTGACACACCTTCAAATCAGTGGTACGATTCAAGATTAGCTGGAACACCTGAGTTTACTGCTTCTATGGATGAGTTGTTTACAGGGAGATCAACGAGTGCGTGGGGAGAGCTAGAGGTGGATAATTCAGATGGCGAGCTTGACTCGTGGCTGGATGATAGCTGGGATGGTAGAGAGGTTGTCATTAAAATAGGCGATCCTGACTGGAGCTACTCTCAGTATGGGGTGATATTGACAGGAACAATTGAGAGTCTGGAAATATCAGATGACTCTACCCTAAGGCTTGTAATTAGAGACAGGCAGAAAGAGCTAGATATACCTGTCCAAGAGAGCCTGTTTACAACAGGGGATAGTGTGGATCAGCCAATCCCTCTCTGTTATGGGGCTTGTTCAAATGTGCCAGCAATCCTGATTGACCCCGCGAATAATCTGTATCAAGTCCACGATGGTATTATCGAGGGGATCGATGCGGTTTATGATAACGGGGCAAAGTTAGAGTTGTCTACAGTCAACTGCAATAAGAACTACACAGAGGATTTAGCTAACGGGCAGTTCACCCTATGCGATCCAGCGGTGGGAACCGTTACAGTTGATGTTAAAGGTGCTAAACCAAGTGGCTCATACTTGACCACGATTGAGGACATAGTTGGTGACTTGATCGAGCGCATTGGTCCACTAACCACTTCCGATATAGATGCCTCTTCCCTTTCAGCCTTACCTAGTTATGGCATTGGTCTATACATAAGGGAGCGGATGAATCTACTGGATATACTTGACCAAATCGCCAATACGATTGGGGCTTGGTACTCCTTCAACAGGGATGGAGAGTTCACTATGTCGGTGTTCACAGCTCCAAGTGGGTTGGCTATCACCGAGATAGATGGGGTAGAGTCTGTGGGGGATTTAGAGATTGACATAGGCAAGCCACCAATCTGGAGACAGCGAGTAAATTATGATAGAAACCATTGGGTTCAATATGGCGATGGACTAGCTTCTTGTGTGGCTGAGGAGACTTGTGCGAATGGGTCGCACGGAATTGACTGGTTGGCAAACCAATGGCGAACTGTGTCATCTTCTGACAGTGCCATAAAAACTACACATCTACTAGCTAGAGATCCTGACGCTAAAGAGACCATCCTATCAACAGAAGCAGACGCACAAACAGAGTCGGATAGGTTATTATTGTTGCATAAAGTTAAAAGAGTGAGGTACAATGTAACTGCGCAAGCTATTGGGTATCAGGTATCTTTAGGCGATGTTATTACCCTAAAGGATAGTCGTTTTGGGCTATCTAGTGGGATTGACTGTAGAGTGGTTGGTATTACCGAGCATTGGTTGGATAACAAAGTAGAATTGGAGTTATGGCGATGAGTAACCTTAGGATATTGGGAGACAGTGTGGCAGATAACTCTACCGCTACGGTAACAGCCACGAGTGAAGCCTTGTCTATTGGCAATGTGCTAAATACTCAACCCTCACAGGTCTGGCGATCTACCACCACAGCAGCGCAGAATATAGATATCACTCTGTCAGGTGAGAAAACCATCTCAGGATTCTGTCTGTACAACCACAATCTATCTGATGGTGCTACTATTCAGCTTATAGGCTCAAATAGCGCGGACTTCTCCTCCCCTGTATCTGACACCACTTGGAACTACCTTGATCCACAATACGGTTTTGGCGAAGGTGAGTATGGTGGTGAGACAGGATTTGGTGGATTCTCCGAGGACGTTTGGAGGTATAGGTTCTTTGTTAGGTGGCTAACCACTACGGCATACGCTACTTATTGGCGAATCACAATAACAGATGCCACTAATTCAGATGGGTATATCCAATTTGGTAGGTTGAAATTAGGAAGCTACTGGACTCCTGCCATTAATATGGAGTTTGGGTATGGGGTTAAGTGGGTAGACCCTTCTGAGCAGACTAGGACACGAGGGGGCGCGTTAAGAAGTGAGAATAAAGAGAAGTACCGAAAGATTAATGTGAAGTTCAACTATTTAGATGCTTCCGAGGCGGTGTCTTTGCACGATATTATGAGAACTATTGGTTATCAGTCAGATATTCTATTCGATGCTCTTCCAGAGGTAGGTAGTACCGAGTCCGCAGTTTCTACAGTCTTGGGGCGATTAACAGACTGGTCTCCCATAACCACAGGGATTTATGGTAGACAAATTTCAATAACAATTCAAGAGAGCATATAAATGGCAGATACAACCACAACTAACAAAGGGTACACCAAGCCAGAATTAGGAACTACAGGCTGGGGTAGTAAGATCAATACTAACTTAGACAGTATTGACTCAGACATTAACGATATTGAGACAGATAAGGTAAATAAAGTCATTGGTGGGACAAGTGGCAATTTAGCAGGGGTAGATGCCAATGGAGACTTAACTGACTCAGGGTATGTGGTAGTTGACCAAGACGATATGGCTGCTAACAGCAATACCAAAGTCCCAACGCAACAGTCAGTAAAGGCGTATGTTGATGATACCGTAGCGGCTACCAACGAGGTTGTAGAAGACACAACCCCACAGCTTGGTGGTGATTTAGACACCAATAATAGCAATATTAATTTTGGTGATAATGATAAGGCACAGTTTGGTGCTGGTAATGATTTACAGATTTATCACGATGGTAGTGATAGCTATGTAAAGGATGCTGGTGCTGGATACTTAAATTTACTTGGAACGGGTTTGGTTCGAATTGGGCATCCGTCTAATGGGGAAACATATATAAACGCCTATGGTGGCGGGGATGTTGAACTTTT